CCCAGAAGCGCTACTGCTCTTAGGTTCATGCCCATGACAAGAGTCGCATGTTAGGCGCAGCATAGCACCGTAGGTGTCCCAAAGTACATTAAAGGATTATGGAGCTCACAGAGTGCAGGGAGCGCATGGAGGCGTAGTAGGTGCAGCTCGCTTTTATTTTCTTTCTTTTTTTAATAGTCCAGTCTCCAACAAGACTAGTTTGAGACAAGCGCTTTTATCTTTTTAGAGACGTCTCTTTAATGTTCACCTAATAGTTTTCTAAGACTCTAACTTAATACGTTTATCTAGATACGACTCTAGTAACTTATCTTTTGTTAACTGTGCCCAATTTGGTTGTAGAGCGGGAGTTTTACAAAAAGTCTTTGATGGAATTTTTTTTGGTAGCGGTTTGGGAAAATACGGCCAGCCCGTGGTTTACATATATTCTTACGAGTGTTTATACTTTGTAAAACCTGGAGGTGTACTGTGACTAAAACTACAGTCCGGCCTGTAGAAGAGCTTTCTTGGAAAGACTTACGGCAGAGGGCTACAGTGCTTGGTGTGCCAGCCTGGCAACTTGCCGAACAGTTGGTGTCTCACGAGAAAGACGGCCAGCTCGTATTTCGGATCTCTCTAGATAGCACAAAGGCGTAGAATTTAGACTCCCTCGGTTAAACTGGAGAATACGGGAGGGACTACGTTTGTAAATGACTGAGATCAACGTACCCGCCTGTCCCACTCATGGCGTATTACCTCGGGCGCTCCATAGTGAGTCTTTCCAAGGCATCGTCGAAGTCATTGAAGAACTCATCGGAACGGTAAGCGGCGTGGGCACTACCAGTTATTCTCGCTGTCCTTACGGGTATCCCTGGAATTTTGAAGGGGTTGTACGCGCCCTAGAAGATTTAAACACCAGCATTAGCGGAATCTCCGGGGGCGGAGGCGGCGGCACTGCTAGTGGAATCGTTGCTGGCTCAGGTATTTATATAACGCAAAGCGGTTCGTTTGAGGTTATTAACGCCACTATTACGTCTGCTTCTGGTCTGACTATATCAGCCGGTTCAGGTATCTATTTATCTGATGCAGGCACCAAAATCAACCTTGCTGCGCTTGGAACAGGCAGCGTCACAGTTCTTTACAGCGGAACTACTGCCCTTATTAGCGGTACCGACACTCAAGGTGGAGGCGGAGGAGGCAGCGCTAGCGGTACTGCCGTCATTGTCTCTGGCGATCCTGGTACTGGTTATACCGCAGGTAGCTTGTGGTTTGACACAAACGAGGGGCGCCTCTTTGTTTACGCGTCAGGTAACGGCGTGTCCGATCCAGCGTGGTATCAGACCAACGCCGAGGCTATTGCGTCCAAAGGCGAGGCGCCTCCCTCCGGCACTGGTCTGAACGCACCCCCGCGTGACGGCTCAATTTGGTTTAACAGCCTTATGGGCTCACTGTTTGTTTATGACGCAGTGACAAGCGGTTGGTACGAAACCGGACCTTCTAGAAGTTTTGCTTATGGACCTGCCGCACCGCCACCTAGCACACAGGGTGCTGGCTGGTATGACAGCGCTAATAGTCATCTTCGTGTGTGGGATGGCAGCAGCTGGATTCAGGTCTAATATCTAGCGGTTACTGCTTAGGCACATGGCCAAGCCCAAGAACACTCAACAGATCGAACCCAAGCCAAAGACCACTTCGATTGGGCATAGCGTTCTTTCGCGTCCCCGCCGACGCGGCAAGAAACGTTATCGCGGCCAAGGTAAGGGCTAAACTTATACATAGATAGTGGGCTGCGATGGCTATTGCGAGTTTTAAAGCTGGTGAGACCATTGCAGCCGGTGATGCTGTTTATGTCGACCCCTCAGACGGCTTAATTTTTAAAGCGAGTGCTTTAAACGCAACGCAAGCCAGCGTGGTTGGCGTCGCTATTGATAGCGGCTCTGTTGGAACTTTAATCAGAGTTAACGCAGATGGTATATATCCAGGATTAAGCGGGCTCAGTCCTGGGGAGTATCAGTATCTGTCTGTTACGACTTCTGGCGCTCTGGTTGACTATGCAACTTGGTCTGCTGAGTTAGCTACTGTTAGTGTTAACGCGTATGTGACGAATATAGGTCGGGCGACGAGCGCTACTCAGCTAGCTGTTGAGATCGATCCACCAACTTTCGTCGTCAACCCAACGTCAGTTCTCATGCTTGAGTCCAGCCCAGGTATAACGATTGATGCTATCCTGTTAGAGGATGGATCAACTATTGATCTAGAAACCGCTTCTGTGTAATCGCAATGGCAAGTCAGAAGATATCCCAACTGACAGCGATTACAACAGTCGCTAGCGGTGATTATTTTCCTATTGTACGCGCATCAGATGTAACTAACCGACGTGTTGAGGTTGGTGTACTAGATGCTCGCTATACTTTGGCGGCAAGCGGCGTAGCCGCTCAGAGCACGGCTAATACTGCACTTTCTTCCGGTATTGCTGCTCAGAGCACGGCTAATACTGCACTTTCTTCCGGTATTGCTGCTCAGAGCACGGCTAACACTGCACTCGCTAGCGGTAACGCTGGACTTTCAGCGGTCGGATCACGCTACGCCATTTCCGGTGGCCTTATTGATGGCCAGGTGCGTAGTGTCATCACTGCACTTGGTCTGAACGGCAGCGGCATTCCCTGCACATCGGGTAACTTTTTCACTGCGATTCTTAGTGGTAACTCTTCCGTTTATTTCACTGGGGTCCCGGCAGCTTCTTATAGCTTGGCTTACGAAGTTCGCCATGACACAGGCACTATAACTTGGCCTACATCTGTTACTTGGCCTAGCGCTACTGCACCGACTTTAACTACAGGGAAAACACATTTATTTATGTTTGTCACAGATGACAGCGGTACAACTTGGCGAGCTTCTTCCTTGATTAACTATACGACTTGATATAAATGGATTCCACTACTCTCAGGCTTATGCAGGGTGCTGCTGGTGCAGCAAGTGCAGCAAAGACCTACGTCGAAGATGTCTTCAGCACTTGGCTTTATACCGGCAACGGCAGCACGCAGACGATCACGAATGGGATTGATCTGAGCGGCAAGGGGGGATTGGTTTGGATTAAAGGGCGAAGCGGGGCAACGGGACATCGGTTTACTGATACTACGCGTGGAGCTACTAAATCTCTTGAATCCAATAGCACTGCTGCAGAGGTTACCGAAAGTACCGGCTTAACCTCCTTTAGCGGCACGGGTTTCGCGCTTGGTGCCGACGCTGACTACAACACCAGTGCTGCCACCTACGCCTCCTGGACATTCCGAGAAGCAGCGAAGTTCTTTGATGTTGTTACTTATACAGGCAACGGCACCAATCGCACCATTGCGCACAACCTAGGCAGCGTGCCCGGCTGCATCATTGTCAAACGTACTGATACCATTAGCGACTGGCAGGTTTACAACCAAAACCTCGCTAACACCGAATACTTGGTGCTGAACAGCACCGCTAATAAAGCGACAGGCGCCACTCGCTGGAACAGCACCACACCGACCAGCACAGTCTTCAGTCTTGGCACTGATGCCACGGTGAATGCTTCCGGTGGCACCTACGTCGCCTACCTGTTTGCGTCCGACGCTGGCGGGTTTGGCGATAGCGGCAATGACAGTGTGGTGACCTGTGGGACTTATGTGGGGAATGGAAGCGCAACCGGGCCAGTTATCAACCTGGGATGGGAGCCGCAGTGGATCTTAGTGAAAGGAGTCGGACCTACAACGCCATCAAGTAACTGGGCCATTGTTGATTCGATGCGCGGTTTTGCTGTTAGCGCCAATGATGGTTTTTTGCAAGCAAATGCTACTGCTGCTGAAGTCACTTCGTCTAATTTAATAGATCCAACGCCTGTCGGTTTTAATATCACTGGCACCGCTAGCGTAGTTAATACTAACGGGGATACCTACATCTACATCGCCATCCGCCGTGGGCCGATGAAGACGCCCACCGATGCGACGACGGTGTTTGGCCTAAGCGCACGAACTGGAACAGGCACAGACGCAACAGTTACCGGCGGTCAAATTGCTGATTCGGTGCTGGTTAAAAACCGTGGCTCAGCAGTTGGCGACTTATTTGCCGCAAGACTGACTGGCACTGGCTATCTAGAGACATCCTCCACTGCGGCAGAAGTAGCAGCTGGAACCACGATCCTGCAAGCCAATCCATGGGATGTGATGGCTGGCGTGAAAGTTGGAACAACGTCAACCATCACCAACGCCTCTGCCAATACATATATCAACTATTTCTTCCGCCGCGCCCCCGGCTTCTTCGACGTGGTGGCTTATACGGGCACGGGAAGTAGTGCTCAAGTTGTAAGCCATAATCTAACAGTTGTTCCTGAACTCTTTATACTAAAGCGTAGGTCCAGTGGTACTGGACAGGACATGGGCTGGCCTGTCGCCGTCAAGCAGGGATCGGACGGCATATATTTTATACCAGGTGCATCGTCCGGTTTAAATACGAATGGCTCCGGCTTTGTTCAGCCAGGGTACTGGTCTTTAGGTTTTACTTCTACGACCTTCACACCTGGGGACGCCACACTGTCCAGCCCCGGAGGGTTTACAAGCGGTCAAACATATATCGCCTACCTCTTCGCTTCCTGCCCTGGCGTGAGCAAAGTAGGTAGCTACACCGGCACCGGCACCACGCTCAACATTGACTGCGGATTCACAGCAGGCGCACGGTTTGTTCTAATCAAGCGTGCGGATTCCACAGGCGACTGGTACGTCTGGGATACCGCTCGCGGCATTGTTAGCGGTAACGACAGCTACCTTTTATTGAATTCAACAGCGGCAGAGGTGACGACAACTGATTATATTGATCCGTTGTCATCCGGCTTCCAAATCAGTAGCACAGCCCCTGCAGCTATTAACGCTTCTGGTGGCAGTTTTATTTATTTGGCGGTGGCGTAGACATGGCAACCAAATGCAAGTACAGACAAGGCTTTACCCGCTCCAAAGCGGATGCCAAGCGTCGCGGCATTGAGTTTCACTTTACTTTTGAGGAGTGGAAGCAATGGTGGGACGAAACTGGCAAATGGCATTTGCGAGGAAAAACTAAAGGGAGTTATCAGATGTGCCGCATCAACGACACAGGTCCATACGCATTGGGCAATGTTTATTGCGACACAGTTGAAGCCAATAGCGCGTTGCCTCATGCAGGACAAATCCGTCCTGACAAATGGAAAAACAAAATTCAACAGCAGTTGGCTGGTAAAGAAAAAAGCCAGCAGCATCGAGTTAGCCTTGCTACTACAAAGCTCGGCAAGCGCTATCTGACACCCGCTGGGATCTTTTCCACCTCAAAAGAGTGCGAGATTGCAACTGGCGTCAAGGCTGCCACTGTGATGTGGCGATGTAAAAACAACTGGAACGGATGGGGTTATGCCCCGCTTGAACAACTAACCCCCGCCTAGACATGGAACTCCGCAACCGCACAACCGGCGCCGTCATCACTGAAGACGAGTTTCGCCGCTCTAACCCCAACACCAGCTTCCCGCCGCAGCTGACCGCTGAGATTATCAGCGATTTCGGCTACGACCCTGTGCTGGAAGGCCCCCAGGCCACTACCGTGCCGCCCTACCAATACAGCCAACGTGATGGCGTGGTGGAGGTAAACGGCCAGTGGTTTACGCACTACATCGCAGGCCCTGTGTTCCAGGATTACACCGACGACGAAGGCGTGGTACACACCGCTGCTGAGCAGTATGAGGCGTACTGTTTTGCCAAGGATGCAGAGCAGGGCAAAGCCGTCCGCGAGGATCGCAACCGCCGCTTGGCTGAATGCGATTGGACCCAGTTGGAGGACAGCCCGCTCGACCCTGATGGCAAAGGCGTTTGGGCGCTCTACCGCGAAACACTCCGCATGGTGCCACAACAGGAAGGCTTCCCCTGGAATGTGCAGTGGCCACCTAAGCCTGGAAGCTGATGCTGTCTATTTTTGCCCTTGGGTCTCTAGGTTTCCTGTTGTTAATGGGGTATAGCCTCATGGCGATCAACCCGCGTGATGACGACTGAGTTTGAGACCTCGGTTATAATTTAGTGATTGGAAGTCTTGGTTTTAAATAGTGACGGAACGCGCCATTTTTAACCGCAAATACACGGACTTCACGCCCGGCGGCACACAGGTGTGGCTTGTGAATGGCGCTGGCGTTACAACTAGTGCCGCGTCGACCCAAAACTTCACTGCTGGCTCAAATCTAATTCAAGGCCAGGTCGTCTATGTGAGCGGTACATATGCGCTGCCTGCATCTGCGGCTAGTGGTGTTGCTCCTGAGCGGTATCAGGCGATTGGTATTACTGCTGCGGCTGCTTCAAATGGATCGAGTGTTGCCGTAAACCTTGACGATATTGCTGTTGTTAGTGACGTTAATATTACCGCCGATGCGGTTCTGGTTCCGGGTCAGTTTTATTATTTGTCTCGGTACAGCGGCGAGTTAACTCGCTACAGCACTGCCTCTGGTACTGTAACTGCGGCTAGCGGGTATGCTGCTCTTGTTAATTTAGGTTTAGCACTCAGTACGACTGAGTTGCACGTCGAGATCCAGCCCCCCGTGGACCTCTTCAGCGTGACTACTTAGCCTTAGTACCACTGGGGATAGCAGTGTCTGCTTCTGTACTAAAAGTTGAAATCGAACCACCTACCTTACTTTTTAGTTGAAGTTATAATTACTTCAAAGAGAATTAGCTATGGCTACGCGGCGTCCCTTAGTGATTGTTGATGGGAATACCTCAGAGCTACCTGTAGGCGACACAACACCTACAAACAGCGTAGCTCCTGGTTCTGCTCAACAACTGCTGCAGACCAATGCAGCAGGTACTGGGGTTGAGTGGAGCAGCACTGCAAATCTGCCGCTGGGCAGTGCTAGTGCGCCATCGTATCGATTCCAAGACGACACCAACACCGGCATCTACTCCCCCGGCGCAGACCAAGTAGCCATTTCGACTAATGGCTTTGAGCGGATGAGGATTAAAGCCAATGGAGTTACTTGCATTGGGACATCAACCGAAGGCACAATGTCAGGCGACACAGTGGTCGCTATCGGCCCAAACATTGGAATTATATCTAAAAGTGCATCAGGCATAGCCACTAGCGGTACTGTTGACATAAGCATCAATACTGGCGGAGGTGGTTACCAAGGATTTCTAGTTGTCAGCAACACAAATACTGGCTCAGCAGGCAGTCGCACACATACCACGTTTTCTGTATTTGGTCGAGGCACGGATTCTTCAATTCAGCAGATTGCCACAGACAACGGTCCTACAAGCGCCGCTAGTTTTACCGTAACAACGCCCACAAATGGTGTAATTCGCGTGACTAATACGTCGGCGGGCTCAACTACCGTAAACATCCAGTTCTTTGGAGGGACATCTTTGTAGACCTCTTAACCCTACTCGTTAAAACGTCTGGGGCGCTTACAACGCCCCTTTTTGCTGTAATGTGGTAGGGCAGCGGTGCGCTAACACCCTGCCCCTGGCCACAGTTCCCTAGAAACCATGACCCAACAAGATTACGACAACGATCTCGTCTTCCGCTCAGGCGGCAAAGAGTATGCCCGTATTGGCGGGAACAAAGAATGGAAGCCTCAGGCTCCTCCCGTGAAGTTTGAGATCAGCGCCGAGGACGTTGTTGCAGGAGTCCCATTCACGGGTAGCAGCATTGACCTTCGTGGATCAACGGAAGAAATCATCCGTGTTGACCAAGAAGGCTTCCACTACAACGGTCAGTTCATTGCCGATGCCGGTGAAGCGCATCGCTTGTTGGTCGAGTTTTTGAAACAGCACACTAATATTAATAAACTAGTTACTTAACTTTGTATTTGCCTGGAGCTAAAATTTAAGTCATAATTCACCTGACGTTACCAGACCCATGAGCACCACCTTCACCTGGAACATCGCCCAAATGGAGCGGGAAACCGCTGATGGCTATGTCTTCACCGTCCACTACACCGTGGATGCTGTTTCTGATGATCAGGTCTATCGCGCCGGGGCCTACGGCTCACTCGGCCTGGAGCGCCCTGAGGGCAACATGATCCCCTTCGCTGATCTGACCCCTGAGGTTGTAATCGGCTGGGTGAAAGAGAAGTTCGGCGCTGAGAAGGTTGCTGAGATCGAGGGTGCCCTGCAGGCGCAACTTGATGAGCAACGCGCACCGAGCAAGCAATCGGGACTGCCCTGGGCTGCTGCACCTGCAGCTTCTTAGTCTCACCGTCTAGCTCGCTGGCGGTGTGCTAGCAATGAGATGGACTAGCGCGGCTGCAAAGGCAAGTAAATACTTGCTTTTGTTTAGTAAACTAGTAAAAGCCGCACTCACATTTGTGAGCGAACGGGACTTACTTTTTGACCTCAGCTGTTTACAGAAGAGGTTTGCGAAGAAACGATTCCGTAAACAGATATTTGAAGATTGGGGGTGTTGCGCTTACTGCGGTAAGGAGAATCCAACGACGCTGGATCATGTAATCCCCAAAGCCCGTGGCGGATCCACCACCCGTAAAAATTTAATTGCAGCTTGCGGCGACTGCAATATTTTAAAAAGTTCTGAAGACTGGTATTCCTGGTTCAGATCTCAAGACTTCTGGACGCTGGAAAGAGAGGATCGGATTCTGCGCTGGGTAAACCAGTCAGACGCCGATCCTCTCCCTTTGGTGCCTGTCTATTGGGGGCCTACCCCCGTGGCCGCCTAGGTCACTTTTTAGCAGTTTTGGTGATGATGCCTGCAAAAAGTTCGACGATCTTGTACAGCTTGTTGTACAGCTCGTCGTCTTTTTTGCTGGGGGTTACGTTGACGATTGCCAGGGCGAGCACATGAACAGCAGCCAAAACACCGACAATGTCGGTCCAGTTCTCAGAAATGTAGTGAACCATGGTTCTAGTCCAGTTAGTATAATTCTAAGAGCATTCGTAGTCCTATGCCCGCAATTTTGGACAAGGCTGTTAAGTCGATAATGGAAGAAAACCCTAAGATGAGTGAATCTAGGGCTTATGCGATTGCGACTAGCCAGCTGCAAAAGTCTGGTGACTTAAAGAAGGGTAGCCAGGAGGCTACAGAAAAAGGCAAGCGGGCTAAGGCCAAAGCTAAAAAATACAAGGAGTCCAGCCGTGGCTGATAACAAAGAAGGGCCATGCTGGAAGGGCTACGAAATGGTCGGCATGAAGAAAAAGGACGGCAAGGAGGTTCCTAACTGCGTGCCTAAGGCTAAGGAAGCCAAAGCTAAGGCGCGGTCTTATCGTGAGTCTCAGCAGTCCAAGTAACGGCAAATTAGAGTTTGGCCTTAAATTAGTGTGCCTCGGCAGATAGCAGTCTCCGAGGCGTGATCAACCTATCTGTGCTAGGTCGATGAGTAAGCCTAACCCCCTGCCGCCGCTTGGACGACTGCGTGAGATGTTTGCAATAGTCCCAATCACACCGACTCAGATTGGAATCTGTTCCGGGTTGGTGTGGAGAGCGAATCGAGGCTCACGAGGAAAGGCCGGCAGTGTAGCTGGGAGTTTGTCGCAAAACTCAGGAAATTCAGATCGATTAGATTGGAAGGTAACAATCGACAAGAAAAGATACACGGCGTCGCGTGTAATTTATTACATGGCAAATGGTATTGATCCCGGCGAAAGTCAAGTAGATCACAAGGATCAAAATCCTTTAAATAATGATGTCACTAACTTGAGACTGGGTGACGACTCGATGCAGAGACACAATCGAGGGCCTTCTAAAAACAACATAAGTGGCGCCGTGGGGGTGAGCCGCCCCAAAGGATCTCGCAAGTGGGTGGCTCAACTCTGGCACGAAGGTACATACTTTTATCTCAGGCGTCACACCTGCTTGATTGACGGTGCTCGCGCTTATAACAGCAAGGTTATCGAGCTTAAACTCGATAAAATTGGCAAACCTCTAAACGATTTAAAAAAACTCGAATGCGACTGTGAGCACTGCATCCATTAAATGTGCTTAGTCACGCCTCCAGGTCGATTTAATTTCCATA